ACGAACATCTGTATCCATCATCTCTTTGAAATAATCTTGTCTCGTTAACCATGCAAACAAAACTAGACACATTACTAAATCATCAGTATGTCCATCATCTGCTTCGAACGACTGTCTTTTTGCAATAAATGTTGTTAACTCGTTTATGGTATCAATATCTTCAACTATGAGTTTGTCTTCTTCGATGAGACTTTTGAGAACCGAGCAACCTAGTTTTTTAACTGGACCTGTTGTTCGAACACCAAACTGATTACCTCCACCACCAAAACCACCACCAACAACTTGACCCTTACGACCTTTATTTTGTGTCATGTAGATGTGGTCGTACTCTAAGTCTTGATATAAAACGTCTGCGACCTGAGCGCCTATGTCATTGATTTCAATCAAGCAAAAGGCTTTGTTATACTTTTCACACACAGATCGAATTACAGTCGGATACACAAGTGGTGATATAATGTTATTTCTATATTTTGCTACAACTCTGTAAGGTGTCTCAGTAACATCGACCATAACAAACGCACTATAATCTAATCCCTGACCTCTTGACGTATCAACCACACAAGAGTATTGTCTATTATCTTGTGGTTGTTCATATATGCTCAGTCCATCATTTGACCTTTCAAGAGGTTTAATCCAAGATAGTGATTTTAGTTTAAGCGATGATATGAGAGTATTCTGTGATCCAACAAAGTCACATTCAAACTCTGATTGAAACTGCTGCTCACTCGTATTAGCGATAGTTTCTTCTTTCCACTTTTCACCCCGAAGAGGACCGCCTGGATATAGTGGGACTTGTGACCAATGCACTTCGATGGGAATGTATTCGTTTTTACCTTCCTCTCCTACTTCTTTTGTCGCACCTCTCCAATAGTGATAAAATAAGTTGAGTCCATTTGGTGTAGAAACCATGAGAACTTTAGTGCTTTGACCAGAGGTAATGGTCGGATACACCGAACTAAAGAACTCCTCCGCAATACCAGAACTAACGTGAGCGAATTCATCAAGAAAGATCATGTTAAACGATCCACCACGAATCGCTGATGATGAAGTCGCAGATGCAACAATTTTAGATCCATTCTCTAATTCGATAGATCCCTTATTCCATTCTACGATACCTTGTTGTAACCATAATGGCAGATATTCATAAGCGAGTTTCAGACGACTCAATATCTCGCGTGCGGTTGCTTGTTTATTCGCAAGGATCGCTACATTCATGCTTTGATTAAAAAGCACATAGTGTAGGATGTAGGAGACGATTGTAGTGGATTTACCAGACTGTCTTGGTAACTTTGCTATGACAAATCTATTATTGTGTACCTTATCAACAATATCTTTTTGATAATCGTACATATCAAAAGGCACTAACCCCTCATCGAGAGACACAACTTTTACATACTTTTCTACAAAATAGACTGGATCTTGAGAACACTTGATGTATTCCTTGATCTGATCCTTTGTGAATTCAATATCCACACCAGATGCTTTTAAATTTTCGTTACCTAAGTAACCTTGTTTTTTACTCGTCATCTTCTACCTCATCAACAATATTAAGTGCCTTTTTTGCACTCCTAGATTGATTGATGAGATCTTGTAAGTCGCTAGTAGATCCGACATAGATTGAGTTGTTGGTGTTATGATTAATCGTAGTCTCTTCTTTTGTAATCACCTTCATCTTATTATGAAGATCCATCAAATCTTTATTCATATCTGCTACCGCTTTGATCATTTGACCTGCGACCTCATACGCTCTAGGCGAATCACTATCTTGTGCAACACTTAATATACCATCAATTGCATCCTGACCCACATCAATAAGATCTCTTAGATTACCACGAACATGTTTGTAATCATTACCTAGATCTTTATCGAGTCTTTCCTTCGAAACAGGAAGACTATCGATCTTTTTGACCATCTCATTTTTAGGGGTTTCTTTTTCCTCGTAGTCAACATCGAGTGCTTTTGATATACCCTCTACATTTTTTTCATTCATTATTCATTCCTTATGGATTGGGTGGGTTAAATGTTGCACCCTCATATGTATTACCCTCAAAGTCAATATATCTCGTTCCAGACGTAAATCCTGAACCAGATGGTCCCACTGAATATGTGTTGGTGTATGTAATAAAGTTAGATGCACTAAACCCACCAGTTCCGCTCGATGGTCCGCTGACTCCTACATCAACTCTACTAATCGCACCAGTCGGTCCTGCATTAAGGTAGTTATCCCCAACTAATTCGAAGAATGTAGACTCTGTGTATAGAATAACATTCGACCGTTTTCTCTCACCGAATACATATGATTTTACGTTAAAGTCATACTGTGTGGTTATTCTTCTTCTCTCATCCAAATCACCCTCATACTCCTCCTCCATCGTCACGTTATTTAAAATAATTGGTATGTCAACTTTAGGATGAACATCTTTGTCAAAGTTAACAGTAACGTTGAACTCAGGAGTAAAGTAGGGTAGTATTTGCTCAGTAATTTGTAAGGCATCTGTCATTGAACGGGTGAAACCATATAACGATACGTTAAAGTTGTACGGAACCTCAGCAAATTCATATGCAGGATGTCCACCTGTGGAGCCTGTCTCTACATAAAATCTTTTCTGTAACGTATTTCTTTTTCTAGCACCATCATACGACATGTCGGTTATATTGAAACCTAAACGAGGCAAAGTCATTTGAACTTTACTGTTGTTACCAATTGAACTGTCCTCTTCGATGCGACGAATAAATTTTTCTTTTGGACCGTAAGATAAGGGAACTTTTATAAACTGCTCTACTCCACTAGAGTTAGTGCTAGAAATACGAATGTTATTAAATAATGATCCGAACGCTACGATCAGTTTACGAATAGACTCATTGTAAAATGGACGAAACATCAGTAACTACCCTCTGAGAATGGATCGCTTTCGCTAAAGTCAAAGATGTCATCGTCTAATGAATCAAATGTATCGTTGTCTCCAGATGATGTTCCATCAACAGTGTCTTGAATAGTGATGTCATTACCATCGATAGATTTGATATCATCTTCGATTTGATCTACATCAGCAATACCTGTGTCAATCTCCTGTCCAGCATCATATGTAAACACTTCACATCTTAATAAGTAAGTGTAGAGTTTTCCCAGTTGATAAAATGGGTTTTCGTGTTCAACAAAATTTATTTCAAAGAGAGTTTTGCTCAATGGGAAATAAACTAAATCGCCTTCTAGCGGTCTTTCCTGTCCCGTAAGCATTTTTACTTCTTCGTTGAATCTTCTGCGTGAAACTATAAATTCAATTCGATCTTTGATTTGCAGTCCGTATTGAGAAACTACATATCCCTACCGAGGGTCTGAATAGTCTCGATAGTTATATCTTCGGTTACAGTTTGTTCACCACTATAATCTTTGAAGTATGGATTTCTAGGCATAGTTTACCTCACGCTATGAAGAAGTCTATGGGTAATTCATACTCCAATAAGACTCTTTCTTCGATGTTTCTAACCTCTTCGTTTGCTTCACTAAAAATTTCAGCACCACGAATTGTTACACCCCCAGGCAACTGAACACCATCAAACTTTGATAAGTTTGCACCCCACTGTCTTTTGATCAATGCGGTCATATATTCCTTTAGCAACCTGTCATTGTAAATTTCAGTATAAGTAGTAGGATCTAATTTTGAATACGCTTCAAAGAAAAGGTAATCACCTACATCAATATCTTCCTCCCAATTCATATCGACGTAGAGTCTATTTGTTACTTTACTAAATCTAAAATTTTTCTCGGTATCAAAAAGTTGCTCAACTAGATTAATAAATCTTTTTGTCGAATCGTATGAAGCAAGACCCAACCCAACACCATAGTGTGTGGATCGATTGATACCAAAATAGTCATGAAGAGACATCTGGTATCTTACATTAAACATGTTTGAGGTTGCTGATCCAAATGGCATAACCTTTAACACCGACAGAACATTACTGCCAGGAGGAGCGCCTGTGTATCCAGCGTTACCAGCGGTCAGACCAGAGACATCGATATAACCATTTACTCGGTCTTCGCTAGTTACTTTATGTGCGTAGAAATGCCTTTCAACACCATCAAAGTGTCTTTCAGCAAAAAACTGTAGTGCATCATCAAGTCTTTCTTCTGCTTGTTGACGATCTACATTTATGTCGATAACAGGCGATCCCAATCGACGAAAAGAATAATCGATTAGGGTATCAGCGGAATAAGGTGCTGCCATACATAACTCCTTCTAGAGTATGTATAAGACAGAGTTTACTTATCCTCTTCTTCCTTTGGTTCTGGTGGGTCAGGAATCGCCACTTCTACCTTATTCACTTCGTCATCTGACATTTGTTCAATGTAATAACGTCTAGTTACAGGATCTTGTGATTCGTCTGGTTCACTTTCTTCATAATTAATAAAACCAGGCATCTGAAGGGGACAATGTACTTTTGGGTAGTCTAACTTACTGTATTCGTCTGCTTCCGCTATCAACCATGTTCCCTTACGATCACCGCAACCACATCCACCGCAGTATGACTTACTCGGATCTTTTGAACTTGTTCTCAAATATTCACACGGGGGTAACTC